GTAGTTTAGCAGATGGTTATGGAGCAGGTACTCAATATGGTACTAGTAAGGGATATTTATTAGGTTCTGCATCAAGAATTACTGCTGCAACTCAGTCTCTTAATATGGCGTTTAAAGATGATGGAATAGGCACTGAAAAATATAATTATGCAACAACTCCTTGGATTACATCACAATTCCAAAGTGCAGCTAAAACAACAAAGGATTTATTTAGGCTTCATACTATAGATCATGGATCTGAAATGGCTAGACAGTTTAAAGTTTCTATTTCTAATGTAGTTGAACCTGCAGATATAGAAGGAGAACAACAATATACTAAATTTACAGTAACTTTAAGAAAATGGGATGATACCGATAATTCACCTAATATACTTGTAACATTTAATGATTGTACTTTAGACCCACAATCTTCTAATTATATTTGTAAAAAAATAGGAGATAGATACCCTGAATATGATGCAGATCAGTTAAAAGTATTAATAAAAGGTACTTATCCAAATACAAATATGTATGTTAGGGTAGAAGTTCCTGAAGACATTAAAGCTAGATCTGTTTCTCCTAAATTATCTCCAAGAGGGTTTAGAGCAATAAAAGATCCTATTTTAAAAACAGCATGGACTGGAAGAGGCCCCGGAGGTGGAGCTGCTTCAATTCCTGGTTTCCCTTCAGCATCCTATGAAGGACTTCAAACTACAGAAAATTCCCTTACAGCTCCAGTTGCTTATAGTAATTTAGGATTTTTAGGGTTTAAATTTAAAGATAAAGAACCAGATAGTAATAATTTCTTATTACCTTTACCAGATAGTGCACCTAATAATGTATCAGGTGACTTTAATGTAGGTTATTATCGTGGACATGCAAGTTCAAGTTTATGGACAGGAGCTTTAAGTGCTTCATTAGACCCAACATATCAAAATGGACCAAGAAACTCACAAATCAAATTTACATTACCATTCCAAGGAGGAAATGATGGTTTAGCACCATGGACTCCTAAAAAAGTAGGTGCTGACATATCTTCTACCAATGTATTTGGATTTGATTTAGAAAATTCAGGTAAAACAGGATATACTGCATATAAAAAAGCATTAGATATACTTTCAAATCAAGATGAATATGATATTAATATGTTAGTATTACCAGGAGTAATTGCTGAACATCATAAATCCCTTAATACTGCAGCTATTAATTTCTGTGAAACAAGAGGAGATGTGTTTTATGTAATGGATTTAACAGATGTTGATTCGACAGTTAATACTGCTGTCAATACGGTATCTGGATTAGATAGTAATTTTGCAGCTGTTTATTATCCTTGGGTAATGGTATATGACGATGCTTTAGGAGTAGATGTATTTGTACCCCCATCAGTAATAGTTCCAGGAGCTATAGCAGCTTCAGATAGAATAGGTGCTGAATGGTTCGCTCCAGCAGGTTTAAATAGAGGGGTTTTAGGTAATGTAACACAAGCTAAAATGACTCTAAATCAAGCTGAAAGAGATCAATTATATGAAGCTAAAATAAACCCAATTGCAACATTCCCTGGTAATAATATATGTATTTGGGGTCAGAAAACATTACAAGAAAGATCAACAGCATTAGATAGAATAAACGTAAGAAGATTATTAATTACACTTAAGAAATTTATTGCGAGTTCTTCAAGATATTTAGTATTTGAACAAAATACATTACAAACTAGAAATAGATTCTTAAATATAGTTAATCCTTATTTAGAATCAGTTCAACAACAACAAGGATTATATGCCTTTAGAGTAGTAATGGATGAAACAAATAATACTCCAGATGTAATTGATAGAAACCAGTTAGTAGGTGGAATTTATTTACAACCAACTAGAACTGCTGAATTCATTGTATTAGACTTTAATATAATGCCTACAGGAGCAACATTTGGTGGATAAAACCACAAAAAAGTTAAAAAATTATATATTTATAATAAATTAATAAAATATATTTAAAATAAAAAAAAGATGGCAATATTAGAAACCCACCAAATGATGTTTACTGCATTTGAACCTAAACTACAAAATAGGTTTTATATGGAGATTGACGGAATACCAGCATATTTAATAAAAAAGATATCTAGACCTAGTGTTACTTTTGGAGAAGTAATTCTTGATCATATTAATGTGAAAAGAAAAATTAAAGGTAAAGCAAATTGGGATAATGTTACTCTTGATTTATATGACCCCGTAACACCATCAGGAGCACAAGCCGTAATGGAATGGGTAAGATTATCACATGAATCTGTAACGGGTAGAGATGGTTATTCTGATTTTTACAAGAAAAATATAAGGATCCATACATTAGGACCTGTTGGAGATGTAGTTGAAGAATGGATTTTAAAAGGAGCTTTTGTTTCAAATGCTACTTTTGGAGATATGGATTGGACTTCAGAAACACCTGCAAATATTGGATTAACAATTGTAATGGATTATGCTATTCTAAACTACTAAAATTTATCTTTTATATTTAAAAAGAAAAGCGCTTATTTTAGCGCTTTTTTTATTTTTTATATATGTATATCTGAACTAGTTTTATTAATTAATATTAAATAACGTTATGAATAAAAAACCGCAATTCCCTGCTGAAGAAGTTACATTACCCTCTAAAGGTTTGCTTTACCCAAAAGATTCTTCTTTAAAATCAGGAAAAGTAGAAATGAAATATATGACTGCTCGTGAAGAAGATATTCTCACTAATGCTAATTATATTAAAAATGGGGTAGCAATTGATAAATTATTACAATCCTTAATAGTAACTCCTATAGATTATGATGAATTATTAATAGGAGATAAAAATGCACTTATGGTTGCTGCGCGAGTATTAGGATATGGTAAAGATTATGAAGTTAAAAGAACCCACCCTGATACTGGTATAGAATCTATAGGTACTATCGATTTAACTACAGTTACAGATAAAGAATTAGATGAAAATATAGTAACAGAAGGAAAAAATGAATTTGATTTTAAATTACCATTATCAAAACTTGATATTACATTTAAACTTCTAACTCAATCTGATGATTTTAAAATTGAAAAAGAAATTGAAGGTCAACAAAAATTAAATAAAAAACCTTCAGAAGGAACTATTAGATTAAAAAATACTATTTTATCTGTAGATGGTAATTATGATTCTAAAACTGTTAGAGATTTTATAGAATTTGATCTTTTAGCAAGAGATGCTAGGGCATTAAGAAAATACATAAATGAAGTACAGCCAGGTATAAATACTTCAGTAAAAGTTGAATTTAAAGATGGGTACGTTGAGGAAGGCGTAGATTTACCTATCAATCTTAACTTTTTTTGGCCTGACGTCGAATTATAGAAAGGTTGTATTCCAACAGATCCACGATCTAGTGTACCATGGCGGCGGTGGTTTCATACACTCTGAGGTTTACAACATGCCCATTTGGATGCGCCAACTTCATATAAGAGCGATCCATCAATTTTTAGATGAAAGAGAACAAGAAGCTGAAAAGCAAAGAAATAAACATAAAACCAGCTCCCAAGGAAAAGTGAAAGGGCCTGGTATAAAACCTTCATCTACATATAATTTTAAAAAGTAAAAGGTATCGCAGATACCTTTCTTTTTTCTATATTTATAATAAAACAATTATATTATGGCAGACAGTTCAGAAGAATTAGGCAAATCCGCCGAGAAGTTTACCACCAATATGGAGAATCTTTCATTCTCCTTTAAATATGCTTTACAAAGTATTAGAGAAATAGCCAAACAAACAGGTATGGCTTCGGAGGCTTTCAATGAATTTCGAAATATATCTAACGATGTTACAAAATCTTTAAATGAAAATAAAGATGTAATGGATAAAGTTATAAAAGGAGAAATGACAGCTTCTGATGTTGCTAAAGTAAGAGAAGAACATCAAAAAAAATTAAAAAAGTATAATGAAAAAAGAGCTAGTATAGAAAAACAACTCAGTTCATTATCTGGAAAAGGATCAGAAAAAAAGAAAAAAGCTCTTAAATGGGAGTTAGATAATATAAATAAGAAAGGCAAAGATTCAATAAAAGCCCTAAAATTAGCAGAAGATACAGCAAAAAAAGGTAATAATAATATATCTAAAAGTTTAGAGGGTATAGGTAATTGGTTTGGGAAAAAAGGTTTTACAAATTTTTCAAAAAGTATGAAAGGAGCTTCTGCTTCTTTACGTGCATCTAAAATAGCAACAGGTAGTATAGGAAAAGGAATGTTAAAATTGACAGGTATTGTAGGTAAAATAGGAAAAATGAATCCATTTTTAGCAATGTTTGGTGTTATAACTAGTCTATTCAAAAAGATGCTACAAGTTAATGCTGAAACCGCTATTTTAGGTAGAAACTTAGGAGTATCAGGAATGATGGCTTCAAAAGTTAGACAGCATTATGTTAATATAGCAGCTGATGTATCTAAATTCGGGATTACTTATGAAGAGATAAGCTTAGCAGCAGCTACTCTTAATAAACATCTAGGAACCTCAGCAAGATTTATTGGAAAAGAGATAATAGGAGATATGGCGGTTCTAATGAAAAGAACCAAACTTACAGCTCAAGCAGCTATGGGTTTTGCACAAGCAGCAATGGCAGGAAGTAAATCTGTAAAATCATTAGCAGAAGATGCTACTGAAGGAGCAATGCAAACAGAATCAGAATTTGGTGTTAGAGTTGATATAAAAACAGTATTAGAAAAAACAGGAAGAATAACAGGAAGAATAAGAGCTCTATTTGGTAATAATTTAGATTTAATGGGAAAAACTGTAGCTAAAGCCCAATTACTAGGACTAACAATGCAGGAAGTAGCAAGTAATTCAGCACAAATGTTAGATTTTCATTCTTCTATAGAAAAAGAAATTACAGCTGAATTATTCCTTAATAAAAAATTAAACCTTGAAAGAGCCAGATTAGCATCACTTACGGGTGATTTAGATACTTATATGGATGAAATAAGAAATAATGCTGGTGATTTTTGGGAATTTTCTCAAATGAACGTTTTACAACAAAATGCTTTAGCACAAGCTTTAGGTATGAATGTAGATCAACTTTCTAATATGCTTATGAGAGAAGAAAACTTATATGAATTAAAAGAAAGAGCAAGAAGAGAAGGAAAAAAAGAACTAATGCAAAATTTAGAACAATTATCAGTTCAAGAAGCATGGAATGAAGGAATGAGAATGTTAAAAAATATAGTATTAAATATGATGGCTAAACTAGAAGCTTGGGAAATACCTGGCTGGGTATCTAAACTCCTTACAGGTGATAGACAAGCATTAAAAGGTAAAAAAATAGGTGATTTAGTAAATGAGGAAAGCACAGAAAAAGCTATAATGAGTCTTCAAAACATTAATAAAGATGATTCTATATATGGTGAACAAAATCTTGGGAGTAGATTTGCTCCTGGCAGTATAGAATTATCAGACAGAGGAGCAAATACAGCACCAATGAATCCAAATGATACTCCTATTAATGTGAATGTTTCAACTAAATTAACTACTAATTCATTTGAAGGAAATGTAACAAAAAATTATACAGCTTTTGATGATAAAAATTCAGGAAGAAATTATGGTGAAAGATATGGGTAATATTTTATCAAAAAACAAAAAATGCATATATGTATTAACGAGTAATAATATTAATTAAAAACCACTAAGTATGGCACAATTACAACCACAAGGATTATTAGCTAAAAAATCCCTATACGATAAAAATAAACATAATATTTTAGGAGATGCAATAGGTATACCCCCTAATGGTAATAATTCACCATCAGAAGGAAATTACTATGCTAATGACACCCTTCAAAATGATAGCCCTTTTATTAATGGTTCAGGTGACCATATGATAGATCTATTAACAACAACTGTTCAAAGTGGTTTGTCAGGAATAACTTATCTTCCTTCACCTATAGGGTCAAATGCAGCTACTCCAAGCAGTGCTCATTTTCAAGATTTAGATCCTACACTTTTAGGACAACATTCAGGGCAACAAAGTAATCCAACATTGGGTCAGTTTGGTGGGCCTTACCTATCAATGGGGCCTTGCACAACAGGAGGTGGTTTTTGTAGTTAACAAAACTAAAAAACATGCTAACCGATTTATTAGTAAGCCCTAATGCGTATAATATATCTCATGGAGGACCCTCTAAGGGAATAACTTATTTACCCAATAAAAAAAATTTCCACCTTACAGAAAGAGTAAAATGGAAAAACTCATCTCCTGATGGGGGAGTAGAACTTGCTAGTGATGTTTCATCAGATGAACTACAGTCATTAACAGATCCTATATTTATAGGAAGAAATGATCATGGAGGTAAAGGCCATGTAGATGGATTTTTAAGAGGAGGACTTCAAACTAATCTAAATAGAAGAAAATTAGATATTGTAAGAATTTCTAAATTTTTATATAGTTCACCTCAAGGAGGTCAATTTTTACTTAGACAAGGTATTTTACAACTATTAAACCCCCAAGTAAACACAAGAACATTTAATGCTGGAGTTAGTTTATTAGCTCAAATAGGGGCCGGTAGTGAGGTTAGATTTAAAAGACATGGATTACTTCCTGAACCTGTGGATTTTAATTATAATGAAACTATAGGTAGAAAAATAGGAGATAAATTAGATGGTTGGGATAACCCTATAGGTGAAAAACTAGGTGATTTTGTAGAAAATGCCTTTGGGGGTGATTATTTATCTTTAAAAAGAGAACAACTTAGAGAAGATACATTTGGTTTAGGAGATCCCGCTAAACCTTCTAGTGATCCTTCTAAATTAGGAGGATTTGTAGATGCGGTTTTTGGAGACGTAGCAGGTCATTTTCAAGGCCAGAAAAACAAAACCCCTTATAATGTTAAAGTCCCTTTAGCTAAATTAGATAGAACAAATGCTACTGAAATATTTGGAAATTTTCCTCTTTTAGACCCAATGGCTTATGTTACTTCAGGAAAGGCTAACAAATTTGCAACTTGGGAAAAAGATTTTGTTAATTTTAGGTTTGATGTTATTAATTCAGATAATGTTTTATATAAAAAATCAATAGTATTTAGAGCATTTTTAGAAAATTTTGGTGATAACTATACTGCTAACCACAATTCAATAAAAATGAATGGTAGAGGTGAAATATTTTACACTTATAATAGTTTTGCAAGAAAAGTATCAATAAACTTCAAAATAGCAGCTCAATCAAGAGATGAAATGAAACCTATATACCAAAAATTAAACTATTTAGTAGCACAAACAGCTCCTAATTATTCAGCTAAAGGTAGAATAAGAACTCCATATGTAAAGTTAACTATGGGAGACTATCTTAGAAAAGTACCAGGTTTAATTAATTCAGTAAATGTTAATTGGAATAAAGATTATCCTTGGGAAATTAAATTAGACCCAAAGGGATTAGATAGAGATATGAAAGTTTTACCCCATGTATTAGACGTTAATGTTCAATTTACTCCAATCCATAACTTTGTACCAAGTAATGAAGTTGATACTCCGTTTATTTCTTTAGAACAAGAAGGGGATTCTTCTCCTGATTGGTTGCCTTACAATACTAAACCAGGAAAACAAGTAGAACAAGATAATAACCCCTCACAAGCATCAGGAAAAACAGCAAGTCAAGGGGGAAAAGTATGTGATCAAAAATATATAGGTAGTGGTTATTATTTAAGCCATATCTCACAAGATACTGGTTTTTCAGTTGAAGAAATTGCAGAATTTAATGATATTCCTACAAATGAAGATGCTTATAGAAGTTTACAAGATGGTGAAACAATTTATATTCCTTGCAAGCCATGAAAAACAGAATACAACATATAAAAATAAAAAAAAATTCAAATCAAAAGAATTATTTTAAACCCTTAAAGTACCCCGAAATACCTTTATCTATAAATGATTTATATGTTGTAGCATCTATTGGTGATAGACTTGACTTATTGGCTTTTCAGTTTTACGGTGATAGTAGATTATGGTGGATAATAGCAAGTGCTAATATGGGTGTAGTTAATAGAGACAGTTATAGTTTAAAACCAGGAACAGAAATTAGAATACCCTCTGATTATCAAAACATATTAGATGATTTTGAAGAAATAAACTCATAATAAGTTATGGCTAAAGTTAAAGGAATATTTGAACCGTTTCAGCCCTATGTTAGGGAACAGCTAAAATTAAGAAAAGAAATTTTAGCAAATTTAGATGACAAACAAAACATAATATCAAACCTTAGATATAGTTCAAAGCCTGAACTTTTTCATGCTTATGCAACCGAAAAACAATGTACTATCAGAATGATGTCTGGTGTAGATATAAGACCTGAATCTTATGAAAAAGTATTAGAATTAGATAAAAGCTTACCTAGAGATGCCCTACCTATTGAAGATGAAACATATTTACAAAGACCTTCAAGATTAGCTAGACAATATATATTAGAAGGAGGAACCAGATATTACGATGATAAAATAAAATGGGGATGGAGAGGAGGTTTTACCACAGGAATACCTACAGACGACCATAAATTAGCTTTTGCATATGGTGATAAAAACGTTAGAGCAAATCCTGATGGGGATTATGGTCCTGTTCCTATGCCTGGTATAACAGATGCTGTTATTAAAACTAAATCACAAAATGGAGCTCTAAGAGAAGCTCAAGTTAACTTTAAATGTTTTAATAGGAGGCAGTTAGAAGTCTTAGAAATGTTATATATGAGACCTGGTTTTCCTGTATGTTTAGAATGGGGGTGGAATCCTTATGTAAGTAATCAAAAAACTAGAGAAACTCTTGATTATACTATTAAAAAAGAATTTTTTAAAGAAACAGCAACTCTTGACAGTATAAATGATAAAATTAGAAAATATAAAGTAGCTGCAGGAGGAAATTATGATGGTTTTGTTGGTTATGTTAAAAATTTTCAATTTAAAGCTCGAGAAGATGGTGGGTTTGATTGTACAACAGAAATTATAGCCCATGGTGAAATTTTAGAAAGTTTAAAATCCCCAGGTATAAAAACTCATAGATTTTCAGATGAAACAGAAGACTTAATGGTTGAAATCACTGATAGGTTGTTATTTTATATGAGAGCTCTTAAATACCAATTTAACAGTGAAGGTTCTCAAATAGAATTGCAAAGATACATGACGGGGGATGATGCTTTAAGACCTGATGATGAGGACGCAGATAATTTAAGAAAAGTACCCCAACCACCTGAGGACTATACAGGAGCATCTTTAGCTCAAAGAGAAAAGAAAATTCAACTACTTCAAGAACAAAATAATGCTGCTTATAATGCTAAAGGTTTAGATTCTGAAAGAGAAAAAGATATTTATGATATTTCAAATAATGTATATAACCCACATGCTGGTGTGTTTGATTTATATAATTCAGATCGATTTAGTTATAACAATGAAACTCCAGAGGAATTTATGGCAAACAGGCCAGAATTTTTAACTTTTTTAGAAGACAATCAATTAAAACAACAATGGTTAGAATCTGGACAATTAAATAAAGAGATATTCCAAGCATTTTTAGACCAAACAGATGTAATGGCAGAAATAAATCACGCAAATATAATGAGTGATCAATATAATGCTATGGACAGTACATGGGTTTCTAAAGAATACAGAACCACAGCTAGGGATAACCCTATTGCAGACGCGAAAGATAATTCTGATGAAACTGCATCATTAAATGATACTAAAAATGCATGGAATGAATATATTAAAATATATTCACAAGAACAAGATTTAAGAATCCCTCTTGAATACCGTGTTGCCTATGGTGATATTGCTAGATTATTTAAATACATTAATAAAGAAACAGATTCAGTAAAAGAAAATCAATTACATCATATAGTTAGTTCAGGATTTGAATCTTTACTAGGAGGAGCTATTTTAAGACAAACAATAAAATACCCTGAATACGTGCAATATGACTATAGTCAAACAAAAGAAGTTGTAGTAAAAAAAAGAGCACTTTGGTGGAATAAAACCGTAGATGTAAAAGTAGCAAATGCTGCTGATTATGACTCAGGTCGTAGGAGAAATGTATATATAAGATGGGATTTATTATGTCAAATGATAAATCATTTAGCTAATGCTACTTCAGATGAAGTTTCTAAAAAATTACTTACAATATACAATAAAGCAGAAACAGAAAAACCTTCTAGAGGATTACCAAATCCCTCAGTAGAACTAACTTATATGAATGCAAATTCAAAAACATGGAATAATAATTCTCCTGATGAAGGAAAAACAGATAATGGAACTAATTATTCTTATTTAGAATATATGCCTTGTATAAACCATTTAGCTGATCCTGCTCAAAACACAGATTTACCTGCAGAACTTGAAGGTAAATATCATCCCCTTATAGGTAATAGTTATGATGAAAGAGTATGCTTGTTACCACATCAAAAAATATTTGATGATATGTTTGAACATGATCGTGTATATCACGGTACTTATTACCAACATGATGCACTTGAAGAGGGGGAGCTTGTAGAAAGAGGATCCGAAAAAAATGAAGATGTAGTAAACTTAAGAACAATCAATTCATATAAATCGGAATATAAAGCTAAAGATATGAGAAATAGTATTGGCTTTATATATTTTAATTTAGATTACTTGCTTAATGTATATGAATCTTTACGTCTTAAAAAAGCAAAAAACCCAAACTCTACAGGAGAATCTACTTATATTACCTTAAATGATGATTTTACATTATTTGATTTTGTTAGTACAATATGGCAAGGAGTAAATGATTCTACAGGAGGGTATTATAATTTCCAACTTCATGTAGAACATGAACAACCCAATAAAGCAAGAGTTGTAGACATGAGATTGTTTGGAGATCCAGATCCTAATATATATAAGTTTGAACCTCAGAGTTTAAAATCTATAACTAGACAATTTTTCTTTGATTCAAAAATAGATTCAAATATGGCAGCAGCTATTTCAATAGCAGCTCAAGCTCCCAATAGTGAACAAGACTTAGATTCATTATCTTTTAAAGCTTTTCATAAAAATATTAAAAGTAGATTTATATTACAAGATTTTGAATATACAGGCACATCATCAGATTTAAAACAGAAAAAATTTGATGCTTTATATGATGATATAATTGATTTTAATTCACAATATAATATGTTAATATATTATATGAAATTAATGAATAATTCTAATTATGATACAGAATTAATTACATTACAGCCACATCAAGCAGTAACTCAAATAAAAAGATTTATAGAATTAAGAGCAAATATACTATATAGATTTCCCTTATATGAAGAGGATGGAACAACACAACATGAAAAAGCAGGTTTTTGGAGAAAAGGCACTACACTCGAATCTAACGCTATTATTCCCTTACAGTGTAATTTACAGTTAGATGGTATAGCAGGTTTAATCCCTTTACAATTATTTAAGATAGCACCTGATAAACTCCCCAAAGGATATGATAGAGATGATATTGCTTTTGTAGTAAAATCTGAATCACAAAAAATCACAGATTCTCAAGATTGGGTTACAGAAATAACAGGCCAACTAGCTTTACTTAATGAAAATCCTAATAATAGTGGGGTAAATAACATATTTGATTACACTGATCCCCCAGAAGTAGTAGATGAGGTATTAAATAATCCTCTATTCCAGGACAATACTCCTTGGGCTGACCATTTAAGGGATGTAATTAAAGAATTTAACCATACAGAAAGAAGTTATGTAGAAGGAGCTTTAGCAGGATTTC